TAAACGCTACACTCATCTGGGAAAATGCTTTTGGAGGTTTGACATAATGGCAACAGTAACGCCTAATTTTAATTGGCCGGTACCTACATCGACCGACTTAGTAAAAGATGGAGCGACGGCTATCGAAGCCTTAGGCGACTCTATCGATGCCTCTTTAGTCGATCTTAAAGGCGGCACTACGGGACAAGTATTAAGCAAAAACTCTAATACCGATATGGATTTTACGTGGGTAACGTCGGACGATGCTAACGCTATCCAAAATACTATCGTCGATGCTAAGGGCGATTTAATCGCAGCTAGCGCAGCCGATACTCCGGCGCGCCTTGCAGTTGGCGCAAATAATTTATTTTTAAGAGCCAACTCAAGCGCGGCTACTGGTCTAGAGTGGGCAGGCACTTATACCGTTTATACTCCCACGTTTACTAATTTCACTTTAGGAAATGGGACGGCGGTAGGTCGTTACTCACAAATAGGTAAAACGGTATTCGTAGAAATAAAAGTCACTTTAGGATCGACCTCATCAATGGGTACCGATGTTTATGTTATTTTGCCTGTTAATGCAGCTATGACGACATCCCTGCAAGCAAATGTAACGTTACAGGATGCTGGTACGAGTGAATATGTAGGAGCGGGCGGAAATCCTTATGCGGATAGTTTAAGACTTTTTGCGGTAGGTGCTAGCGGTAGTTATGCAAATTACGTTTTAATAACTCCCACGGTGCCGTTTACTTGGACGACAAACGATACGTTTTCTATTAAAGCTACATACGAGGCGGCATAAAATGACATTTTTATTTAATCCAATTTTTCCCGATGCAACAAATGAGCAAAAATGGGACCAAATTAAGCTATGGCGTAATGCAGAATTAGCGCGCACGGATTGGACAATGCACACCGATGCACCTACGGATAAAACCGCGTGGGCAACTTATCGCCAAGCTTTGAGAGATTTACCTGCTCAAGGCGGCAAGGCGGACGATGCAACCATACCGAGTGCTCCTAGTGGAAACTAGCTATAACGGCTACCCGGCCTCCAAAGATCCGGAAGCAATTAAAATAAAGTCCTACCCCGTAAGGGGTACGGATCGTAGGCTTAGGTGCGCTGAGAGTGTTGGGCCTCTCTTAGCCGCCTTTGCTGCGGAATTTCACGAGCTAATTGAGCCGATCGATGAGGGTACCTTTGACGATTGGGGCTACGCCTACCGTATGGTGCGAGGCAACCCTACAAAGTTATCGTGTCACTCATCCGGTACCGCTATCGATCTAAACGCTACAAAGCATCCACTAGGCAAGGCCGGCACTTTTCCGGCTGAAAAGATCCCAATGCTAAGAGCACTAGCTAAAAAATACGGCCTTAAGTGGGGCGGCGACTTTAAGAGCAGGCCGGACGATATGCACTTTGAGGTAGAGATATCGGCAAGCAAGGCGAAAGCCTTAATCGCTAGTTTAGGTTTATAGTTAGATAAATCCTTAAGGGCACTAAGGAGCAAAAAATGAAAGAGCAAGCAATAGCGGCGGCAAAATCATACGGTCGAGCATCTCTCGCATCCGTGGCGGCTTTGTATATGTCCGGCATCACCGACTATAAAGTATTGGCTAATGCGTTTATCGCTGGGCTAATCGGGCCACTACTAAAAGCGCTGCAACCGTCGGAGAAGCAATTAGGCGTAGGCGCTAAGTAATGGAAAGAGCTCAGCTCGTAGTTGGTATAGCTCTCGGGAGTTTTACTATTTTGGGGCTAGGGGCTGGGCTCGTCCGCCATTTGGTTAAGTATTATCTAGCCGAGTTAAAGCCTGACGGTAACGGCGGCCATAACCTAGCCGGGCGCGTTGAGCGTATCGAGCAGCGCGTGGATCGTATTTACGAGATTTTGTTAGAGGATCGATTAGCCAAGTAGCGACACGCCAAAAGGCTATACGCTTTTAATTCGGATAAAAAGCCCTCATACTGATACTACAAACGCTGAGAGGGCTACTCGGTTAGTAGCTTGATCGGCCTTAACAAAGGGCTAAGTAATGAATAGTTTAGATATATTGATCGGTTTGGCAGCCTGCGGTATGGGCTTTATGTTTATGGTGATCGGTTACTCAATAGGACACCGACAAGGGCACGGCGAGGGCTTTGTACGCGGCCGCGCTATTGCTCAAGCTCTGAAAGATAAGGAGCTAATCTAATGGGGTTTTTAGATAACTACGAGGACGTAAACGCTCGTATTAAGCGCTTTAGATTAGAATTCCCATCCGGGAGATTAGTCGCATATATCGAGGATCTAGATATTATTAAAGGCACGATCCTCGTTAAAGCTGAGGCGTACCGTGAGTATGAGGATCATCTACCTAGTGCCGTCGATTACGCTTTTGGTAACGTCTCGACTTATCCAAACAATATGAAAAAATGGTTTATCGAGGACACAATTACCTCAGCTTATGGCCGTTGCATAGGCTTACTAACGCCAAGCCTTGAGCATAACTCACGGCCTACCGCGCAGGATATGGAAAAGGTAGAGACTTTACCGGCAGACTCGGACCCGTGGAGTACAAAAGCCTCGATCGAGGATATGGCCACAATGGCGAGTAGCATCTTAGAGATCGGTAAAAGCCTCGGCGGTGAGTTAGTAGCTGAGGCCCCACGATGTACGCACGGTACGATGGTGTGGGCTGAGGGTACGGCTAAGGCAACGGGTAAACCGTGGGCCGCTTATAAGTGCACCGAGCGAGTTAGAGCTAATCAATGTAACCCGTATTGGCACGTACTCGGATCCGACGGAAAATGGAAGCCTCAAGTATGACCATAAACCCTAAAGATATTTACCGCTCACCCGATGGGCATATTTATAGCTTTGATGGTTACGGCGGTGCCGGTAATTGCTCAAAGTGTGATAACGATACGCATATAAACGATTACGTCCGCGAGGATGGTTTGGTCGTTGCATTTTGTAAACGATGCGAGCACGGTCTAAAACTATGAGCGAGCTAACCTTTATTAAAGACGGACTAGCTACGACTATCCACGATAACGGCGATATGACGGTAGTCGCGGCCAAACAATGCGATGAGTGCTTTAAGTGGCATAGCGCACTCGGCGGCTTAGATGTACGCGATGTATCGGGTGAGGTAGTTTTATGGTTATGTGCACAATGTCGCGCGTAGCTAAGGTAATACTCGATCGATCGCAGGAAATTACCGCTCATCGTGTAGGGCTAGAGCGCACGATTATACGTAATGCCGATCCGACCGATGCGAGTAATTTTGGCCAAGCTTACAAAAACTGGCACGAGCTTGTATGGCAAGAGTCAGAGAGTGCAGCCGCAGAGATCGCCGTAGCTAACTATTTTGGCGATTACGGCTTTGTACCGGCTATTGATAACGCTCACGATACGGCAGATGTGGGCGAGAATATCGAGGTCAAATGGACCAAACACGCTAACGGGCATTTAATCGTACAGAATAGAGGACCGGGCAGGCCTAACGATGTAGCTATATTAGTTACAGGCTTTAGCCCGGTTTATGTTTTACTCGGATGGATGCCTATAAGTATGGCGAAGCAACCTCGATACAAACACACGTATCAGGATAACTATTGGGTGCCTCGAGCTAATCTATTTGAGATGCAATATTTAAAGAGGTCTAATTATGGCGACGTATAAAACTAAGTGCCGGCTATGCGGCAAGATGACCGATCATATAGAGAGGGTCGTAACCGATAACCTGCCGCCGTACGTTAAGTCTTTACAATGCGTTAAATGCGGTGTAATGGGCATAGTGCTAATGGAGGATCTAAAAGATGCCGACGTATGAGTATGAATGCATAAGCTGCAACGTACGCTATGAGACGGTCGAAAAGATGGCCGAGCACGTTACGCCGTATTGTTGTAACTTAATGATGAGGCAGGTATATAGCGCGCCGGGCCTTGTATTTAAGGGCACGGGATGGGGTAAAGATGCGTAATAGTTATCCACAACAGTTATCCACATATGTTAAAAAGGTGTGGGACACGCTGAAAGATACGCTCAATGTTGCAACCTATTTGACTATAGGAGTACGCTCCATACTCGCAGGCGAGCCGCTACCGCGGATAGCTCGCAGGCGTAGTTTGGTGCTATTGGCCGGGCTATTGCTATTTAGCAATATGCCTGCATCTCAAGCAATTAACACACATAGAGATAAAGAAAACTACAAACTCTACGCACATATAAAGCTACTTAATGCTAAGCAATATAGATGCTTAGAGATCTTATGGAATAAAGAGAGTAGATGGGATCCTCGAGCAGATAACCCTAAGAGCTCAGCGTATGGGATACCTCAGCTACTTAAGATGAAAGAGTTAGATCCCTTTAAGCAAATAGATCTAGGACTTAAGTACATAAGCAAGCGGCATAACACACCATGCAAAGCACTCGACTACCATAATCGCAAAGGTCACTACTAATGGTGCACGGTAAGCACGACCCGAGACTCAGTAATAAGTACAAGAAGCAAAGGCTAGTAGTACTAGCTAGGGATGGTTATACGTGTGTGTATTGTGGACAGGATGCCACTACGGTAGATCACATAGTCAGCCTCAAAGCCGGAGGCGATCCGATTAGTTTGGAGAATATGGTGGCCTG